GCTCACCCTCGCCGGCACCCTCTATGACAAGGGGTTGCTCATGCGCGAGACGGTCACGCACCTTGCGCAGAAGCGCGGCATGCTCCGCCCCGGCGCCGATGGCAAGAAGGAGGCCGCCGATCTGGCCGCCGAGGATGCCCGCCAGCAGGCCCTCAACAACCCGCCGGTGCCGGGCCCCAACGACCTCGCAGGCGATGGCGTGGATGCGCAGGGGCTGCCGCTGAACTGAGATGGCGCAGATCGGCGACCAACAACTCCGGCTAGCCGACGACTACGCCGCCGCATTGGACACCCTGGCCGATCGCTCGGTCAGCAACACGCAGGCGGCTCTCCGCCGGTCCCTGGCCCGCACCCTGCGGGATCTGCGCCGGTTCTATGGGCAGTTCGTGGATCCCGAGCTTCCCGATCAGCAAAGCGCCGATGGGGTGACCCGCCGGCCGGGGTCGTACTCGATCGCCGATGGCTCCGCCAAGTTCAGGCGCCTATTGGAGCTGGCCCAGGCCTTCGCGTCGGATCGGGAGCTGGCCTGGCTGCAGAACCGCTACCGCGAGGACTTTGCCGAAGCAGTGGCCCTCGGCGGTGATCTGGGGCAGCAGCTCGCACAGACCGCCAACCCTGACGCCACGGCACAGAGCACGTTCGTGGGCGCCAGCAGGGCCGCCGTGGAGGCCGCCGCCAGCACCGCATCGGCCTACATCCGGGGCGAGGTGGAGAGCTTCCGCGACAACATCGCCCGCATCGTCACCGATGGCATCGGCCGCGGGAAGGGGCCCCGCGTGCTGGAGGGGGAGATCAGGACCGCCCTGCAGGGGGCCCGCGATCCGCAGGGGCTGAACAACCGGCTGGGCCTGGAGCAGCGTGCCGAGCTGATCGCCCGCAGCGAGCTGGCCAACGCCTACGTGGGGGCACAGAAGGCAGCAGCGGCCCGCAACGGGTTCAGCTACGCCCGGTGGATCGCCACCAAGGATGAGCGGACCTGCCCGGTGTGCGCCTCGCGCCATGGCCGGATCTACCGGCTTGATGAGGTTGTGGCTCCGGCCCACCCTCGCTGTCGGTGCAGCCTCTCCCCCGTGGCCACCGAAGCCGTGGAGGAGCCCGACCCCACCCTGCGGGCCGCCCTGCTGCGCGAGGCCTACTGGGAGCGGGCCCGCGAGGATGCCACCCGAGAGTTTGCCGCCGGCAAGGGCTGGCCGTTTGCCCGCGCCTCCCAGGTGCTGGAGGAGGCCGTGCGCAAGCCCTCCCCAAGCGAGCGGCGGCAGTATCCCGACATTGAGCGGGCGCCGGTGCCGGTGGGGTAGGGGCGCCCAAGGGGAAGCGGGAAAACTCCTGCAGTAGCAGCGTTTCCAGTGGCGGGCGGTAGCAGGGGCAGGCGGACCTACGCCAGAGACAACCGGGGGCGCTTCGCCAGCACCGGCACCGCTCGATCCCGCCCCGCCCCAAAGAAGGCGGCCACCAGGGGCACGAACCGCCTCACCCGCGACAACTCCGGCCGGATCGTAGGGGTCGGCAAGAACGGGGCGACCGCACGAGGGGGAAGGCTCCGCACTGGGGCAGGGAATCAGCGGGCAACGCAGACGACGCGGTTGAGGACAGCCAAGCCAGCGGGGACGATCAAGACAAAAGGCCTATCACCGGAAGCCAATTTCCGAATTATCAGGCAACAGAAAGGGCGGTTTGGAAAGGTTGGTGCCGCCGCGCAGGCCATGCGGAAGCGTGGAGCACTAAAGAATAGCGGTGACATTGAGCAGTTAGCGGCTATCGCAAGGAAGGCGATGGCAGGAGCACGGAAGCAGCAAGCAAGCAAGCCGGAAAAGGCCGCAAAACCAGCACCGAGGCAGTTGAAGGCGCCCAAGCGGTTGAGCTACAAGATCCAATATCACGGCACCAATAAGCAGGCTGCTAATGCTATTGGTTTGGAGGGTTTCAAGGAGTCAAGAAGCGGTGTTTATGGCGCCGGTGTTTATTCATCAAGTCATAGAGCGACTGCGCGTCAGTATTCACCCAAGAAAGATGGCACAATTTTACGGTTGAGGGTTCCCAAGGCACGGTTTGACAGTGCGGCCGTTATCAGTGGCGGCAGCGCTCCAATGGAGGTACGCGCCCGCAATCGCGCCCAAGGAATAACAAAGGTTCGAGATCATCTCGACTATCGACCGCACGAAAGATGGCTTGTTTCTCCTGCGCAAGACGCGACAAAGTGGCTAGACCGTCGCCAGGTGATTCCGGTACGGCGAGGCATCCTAAAGCCCGCCGCCAAGCCCAAGGCCACCCCCAAGGCCAAGGCCCCCCGCAGCCCCGCCACCAGCCGCCTCAGGCCTGGGGAGTTGATGAACGCGGTGGCGCGGCCGGTGGGGACTATGGCAAGGCCGAGGAGAGGGGAGAACCCTTATTTAGCAGGGGTTGCAGACCAGCGGTACAAAGTATCAGCCAGAAATGATGACAAAAAGGCTCGACTGGAAAATGCAAAAGCAGCAAAAGCGGCGTTTGAAGGCAAGGGTTTGACCGTGAAATACGAAAGCTCTCGCTCAAGTGGGATGGTTGCAAGCTACAACCCAGCCACAAACGAAATGTTTATCAATAGATCGCATACTCATTGGGTCAATCCGGCTGCTTCTGCAATTAAGTCGCGCCGAAGCGGAGAAATGTCAAGTTCTTCGCCTATGCACGTCTTTTATCACGAATTAGGACACGCAAGAGATAAAAACCTTTTGTCTAGGTCAGGGCCGTTTGGCAATCTTTGGGTTTTGGCTACTCGTCAAGGCGCAAGTCAAGAGGCCAGGGTCGCAAGGGGTGATCAAATGTCACAGATTGCTCGGCGCGTCAGCCGATACGCCAGGCAAAACCCCTCCGAGTTCATCGCCGAAACCTACGCCGGCCTCAAAACCGGCCGCCGCTACGACTACCAGGTGATGCGTGCCTACCGCGAGGCCATGGGCCTCTCGCCGAACCCTGCCCCCCGCCGCCGCAGCCGCCTCAGAAGACCCAAGCCCTGACGGGAAAACTGCGGTAGCACCGTCAGCACCATGGCCCGAAGATCCGCCCGCCGCACCTATGTCCGTGACGGCCGGGGGCGTTTCGCCTCGACCGGCACCACCACCGCCAAGGCCAAGCCCGCCGCCCGGCGAGCGCAGCGGGGCACGAACCGGATCACTAGGGACAACAGCGGCAGGATCACCGGCGTGGGCAAGAACGGCGCCACGGCGCGTGGTGGGCGCCTCAGGACCGCAGCAGGGAATCAGCGGGGGGCGGTGCTGGATCGGCTCAAGCGGGCGCCTATGGCGGGGACTGTGGGCAGGGGTGGGAAGGTTCGGGGTGGGGGGAGGGGGGTGGCGGCTGTGGTCAAGCCAAGGCCAGCAAAGCGGGATGCAGTTCAGCAGGCGCGACGGGCCCTTGGTCGAACGCTAAGCAAGCTGGAGAACGCAAGAAACGCGCAAAGCGAGGGTAGAAAGGCTATTGAAAAAATGAGAAAGCAGGGATCGGCCCCGGAGGACCGAAAGACGCTTTCGCGCAAGATAAACAGAGCATCAAAGGGAATTGCAAGGCTTCAGGACGCAGCTTTGCGCTATCGCATGACGTTGCGGGATGAACGGAATCGGAAAAACTGGATACTGGCATCACGGACGAATAAAAAAGCACCTGACAATAAGCGAACTAGGACAAACAAAATACGCACTCAGCAGCGCAAGATTAAATACATCACCAAGAATCAAGGCTTTCAGGCTGGCAGGTCGGAAAGGGCAAAGCTGCGCCAGATGCTGGGCAAGCCATCAATCAAACGCATCGTGGCAGGGGTTGCGTTAACCGCAGATCCCGCCCCGGTATCACGCGGCAGACGGAAGGCAATGGCGGCAGCCGCCAAACCCGCAACCCCAGCCAAGCCAACCAAGCCAGCCAAGGCGCCACGGGCGGGGAGAGTAAAAGGCCCAAGTAAAGGTGAGCGAGTGTTGGCGCGGATTGCGCAAAACTTTGCTAGAGCATCCGCTGAAAGCCGCAGCAAGAAAGAGGAGCGCAAACTGGCGAGAACTGCCGCAGTCGCCGAGATGGCGCAAGGGCGAGTTTCGCGGATGGCAGTAGGAAAGCGAGATCCAGCGCAGCAATACACAAGGGCTGAGCTTTTGCCGCAACTCAACAAATCTCTTAAGCGGCCAATACCTAAGCGAGAAAGGAAGTCAACCCTTAACCCGGATTTCACACGTGGGCTGAGAGGTATTGCGGAAGGTGGAATGACGAAACTCAGGGCCGCTGCCAGAAAACAGGGCAAGCTCACGGGCTCGCGGGCTCCCAAACAGCTCCGATCGGGCCGCACTGCCGGCACGGTCCGCAGGCCCAAGGGTTACGCCCCGCCAAAGGCGGCAAAGGCAATACCCAAGCCCACGAGCAGGCGCATGCTCCGCATCAAAGCCTCTGGGCCGGCCGGCAAGTACAAGGGCGCGTGGAACATGCCCGATTTCGCCAAGGGGCCCCGCTCCGCTGGCACCGTGCGGAGACCCAAGGGCTACAGCCCGCCAAAGCCTCAGGCAACAAGCATCAGCAGTTCGGTTCGCAATCGGGCAGCCTCAGCGCAGCGCCGCCGCCGCAACTCCATCCTTGACAGGACCAGAGGCACGATCGGATGGAGAGGCCGCAACAGCAAGGAGAACCCCCGCATCCGGGCCGTAGACACCGGCATGCGGCAACTTGCGCTGGTCGGCAAGCCCAAGAAGCTCAAGCGCTACAAGCCCGTCAAGTAGCCATCAAGTACCCATCAACTGCCACCACCCCATGCCCACCCGCAGCCCCACCCTCCGCCTCCTGCAGGCCCTGTCCGTCGCCGCCCTCCGCCGGGATGCACAGGCCGCCCGGCAAGGCCTCCGCATGCTTACCACCCTCACCGATGACCACGAGGGGGAGCAGATCCTGCGGCTACTGAGCAACAGCCTCGATCCGCAGGGCCGGTTCTGGTTCGGGAGTCTCCACGGGGCCCGTGTTGGCCTGGAGGATCCGGCTGCGGGAAAACTCACGGCAGCCTGAGCGCGTCCTGATCCATGGCCACCCTGCCGACCCTTGACCCGCTCTGGCGCCCCACGGCCACCAGCACCCGCAACGATCGCGACCTGATCCGCACCTACATCGGCTGGCCCGCGACCGATGGCAGCCTGACGGAGCTGACCCAGCAGATGAACACGGTCGCCGCGCTGGCGCCCTCCACCGTGACGCAGATTCAGGGGTGGGTGGATGAGATCGCGAACCTGGAGGAAACGCAGGCCGATGCGATCGACGCCGGCACTGCCCACCTGGGGAACGCTGAGGAATACGACGGCCCGATCCCTGGCACCTCCCCCACTCGGGACCAGCAGCTCAGCCAGGCCGGCAAACTCTCGTGGGACACCTCCCTGCTGAAGGCCCGGTATCGCTTCGGCAGCGGCGCCAGGGCCACGGCGCAGGGGCAACGGGATGAGCGGATCGAGCTACTGACCAACCGGATCGCCAGCGCCCTCAACTGCCGGCGCATGGCACCACAGGGTGCGGCTGGTGGCGGGATGTTGATGCGGAGCTGACCAAGGGGGACGCGGGAAAACTGCGGCAGTCACCCCAAAGAGACCAATGCCAGCAGGTGGGATGCCCTACGGCGGCAGCATGTTCGGCGGCATGCCCGCCAAGCCAGCCAAGGCCGGGAAGAAGGCCGCCAAACCCAAGGGCAAGGCCAAGGGCGGCAAGAAGGCCAAGCCGATGAAGTGAGGCCCAGGGCTACGGGAAAACTCAGGCAGTAACCCCCGATCCCATGGCCCGCGGCGGCAGCAGAGGCAGGCGCTCCAACTACGTACGCGACAACAGCGGGCGCTTCGCCTCAACGCCGGGCGGTGGTCCTCCGAAGCGCAGCACGCCGGCCACCAGGCGGGCGGCCATGCGGAAGGCCCGGCCCACGGTCACCGGCGGCACCCTCGGGGCTCGCGGGAGCCTCCGCCGCAGCCGCGCCAAGCTGGCGGGCAAGAACCCGGCTGATCGCAGCCTAAGGGGGTCGCTCAGCCTGCGAGCGCAGAAGGGGGCGGTCACCAGGGGCGCGAACCGGCTCGGGAAGGTGCGGGCGGCCTCCACGGTGCGGATGGCGGCGCGGGCGGGGGTGATTCGAGGAGGGCGGAAGGTGGCGGCTAAGCCGGTGGCCTCGGCGGCGCCCAAGCCCTCCACCCCTGCACGCAAGCCCGCAGCCCTCAAGTGGGAGAAGCCCGCTGGCTCGGGTGGCCGCAGGCAGACCGCAAGCCTGCCCGGTGGCCGGAGAGTGAACGTGTACTCGGACGGGAAGGGTGTAACGGCGTCAATTTTCAACGAGCGCGATCGTTCGCCGGTGATGGACCGCAAGGACTTCCGCAATGTCACGGAGGCCAAGAAGTGGGCGGCCAACCCCAGCGCAAGGGGGCCGCGAATCCTCGGGAGGTATCAGCCGTCAATGAAGCGGCGCAAAGCCTGGGAGATGCCTACAGATGCCTCGCCAGGTCTGGCCAACATTCAAGGCAAGAAGGCCCGCCCCTCCGGCACGATCGCCAAGCCCCGTGGCCTCAAGCCTGGCGCCATTGCTGCCAGGAAGGCCAAGGCAGGCGTCGGCAGGCAAGGGCAGCAGCAGCGAGCCGAGGCCAGGGCAATCGCCAACTACAACCGGAGCATTAAGGCGCAGCCGGAAACGAAGAAGCAGGCTGGCCGGGCAGCGATTGGCCAGGTGACCGCAACGCGAGCGGTTGAGTTCCTGCGTGGGGTGAAGCGGATCGGCCCGCAGAGAGGCATGACCAGCCGCGTTCTCCCCAAAGGGTTCGTTCCGCAGTCTCGCCCCGGCGTCCCGGCTCCAACCGCTCAGCCCCGGCCCGATCGCAAGCCATCCGGCGAAAATCAAAAGCCAAAGCGCAAGACGGCAGCACAAAAGCCAACGCGCAGCCCCTCAAGGCTCCCCCAGGAAACCCGCTCAGCGCTTAGGGACATTGCCGGCAGGAGAGTGCAAGCGGAGCAGGTGTTGACAGGTCAGATACAGAAACTTGGCGGCATTACAAAGCAGCAAGCGCAAGCGGTGTTCAACTATTACAGCAAGCGGAAGTTCATCAAAACCCAAGGGATTGATGGAGTAGGCGTCAGGTCTGGCAACTTGCTGGACAAGGACACCATCCGGCAGGCGCTTCAACTGGCGCAGGAGCCAGCGCAGCCCCGCAAGCCCCGCCGCCGCTGACCCATGGCCACCCCCTTCGCCGACTTCGCTAACCTCCGCCTCCTCTGGCGTCGCCCCACCGCAGCGGCCACCAGCCTGCGGGAGGGGCTGCAGCGGGCCACCGATCTGGTGGTGATCGAGGCCTTCGCCGAGGTGCAGGGCCCCGGCGGTGAGCAGGAGAGCGGCGGTCGCTCCATCGGCTCGGGGTCCATTGAGGGCAACATCACCCGCTGGGCCGTGGTGCCCTCCGGCGCCAACTGGCTGGACGCGGGAACCGCCTGGAGCTGGACCGATACCGGCCTGCGGCCCACAGGGTTCCCCCGCGGCGAGAAACTGGAGGCCTTCATGGGCGACCTGGCCAGCCTGCCGACCACCACCGAAGCGGAGCGCGGCTGGGTCACCATCGCCACCCTCTCAGGCGTCGGCGGCATTGATGCCCTGATCCGCGTTGAAGCTGGCGACGAGTTCACCGGCACCTTCGCGGCCGGCCGATGAGGCTCGCCACCAGGGCCACCGTGCGCGTCAACCCGGCCACCTTGAGCCGTGCGCAGCGGGCCTCTGAGGCAGCGGCGCGGATCGTGTTCCCAGAGCTCAACAGCGCCTTTCAAGATGCCCTGGGCTCCAAGGTGTGGGAGTGGCCTCGGACCACGTACCGCGGCGGCACCTTCCGGCGCGACGGCAGCCGCACCAAAGGCCGGCCGGTGGGCTCGCCTCGCAACATCGTGGATCTGGGCACCCTGCGGGCCAGCAACAGCTTTCAGATCACCGGCAACCTCTGCACCTTCCGCTGGGCCGTGGGCTACGCGACGGCGGTTCACTACGGCGCCAACATCCACCCCTGGGGTGACAAGACCCGACCCCTCGTCAACCTGCCCGCCAGGCCCTGGACTGATGCGGTGCTGGGGACCATCAGAATCGCCGGCCTGGAGCCCTATGACTACCGCGAGCAATTCAAGGCATCATTCATCCAAGCCTGGCGCAACCTCAAATGAGCTTTGATCTTCTGCCGTGGGAGACCCTGCCCGAGGCCCCCGAGCAGGCCACCGAAACGATCGCCTGGAATGGTGGCGAGCTGGTGATTCCCCGGCTTGGCTACCTCACGGTGACCGAGATCCAGGGGATCAGCGAGATTGACCCACAGAACGCCCTCTACCGGCTGATCACTGCCGCCGCCGTGGAGTTGGCTCAGGCCATACAGGCAGATACAGAGCAGTACACCGCAGCGCAGACGGTGGCCCTGGAGTTCACCGCCCACCGCTGCTATGGCCTGCTCACCCACCTGCTGGCCCAGGAGCAGGGCGCCAACATCGGCCGGATGAGCCCTGTGGAACAGGCGGTGCACGTTCTGCACGCCGGGATCATCGGCCCTTTCCTAGAGCAAGCCAGGGCCATTACGAACCGTGTCGTGATCCGGTCTGTAACTGTGATCCTGAACCGCGTTCGGCCTAC